GTTGAACAAGTAGAGGGAACTGGTGTTGAAGCATTAAAACCTATTGCATATTGCAGAACCATAGATGTTCCAAGTGTTGCATTTGGTAATACTCTTAATGTATCAGCTATTAAAGATGTTGATGGTAATACATTAAAATCAGCACAAAATTATACTATTGTTAATGTGCAATCAGATAGAACAGGTTTTTCTGCATTGATGTTAGAGGAAATATAGTGGCAAATCATATTAGACAACAGATAAGAGAAAGAGCAGGTACAGTATTAAATGGTCTTACTACTACTGGAAGTAATGTATTTGAAACTAGAATTTATCCTTTAGAAAATACTAACCTACCAGCATTAGTCATATATACCAAAGATGAAACTTCTGAACCTATAGTTATAAGTACAAATAGGTTAATGAGTAGAGAATTAGAATTAATTGTTGAAATATATGTAAAACAAACAAGCAACTTTGATGATGAAATTGATAAGATATGTAAAGAAGTTGAAATAGCTATAAGTGCTGATACAACATTAAATGGACTTGCAAAAGACTGTTTTTTACAATCAACAAGTATAGAATATAATACAGAGGGAGAACAACCATTAAGTTTTGCTGTTCTCACATTTTTAACTAACTACTATGTACAGGAAACTACTCCTGATGTAGCAGTTTAACGAGGTACAATTATGAAAATGATTTCACCAAATGGTAAAAGTTCAATCGAAGCTCACCCTGATAGTGTTGAGTATTTATTGACTAAGGGTTGGAAAGAAGAAGCAATCCCATCGAAAGATAAACCTAAATCTTCTTCTAAAACTAAAAACGAGGAATAAATATGGCAACTCACTTAGGAAAAGAGGGAACAGTACAAGTTGGCTCTAATGCTATTGGCGAGATTAGAGGTTTTAGTATAGATGAAACAATCGATACTGTTGAAGATACTTCAATGGGCGATGCTTCAAAATCATACTTAGCTTCTATCAAAGACTTTAGTGGATCAGTAGATGTTCTTTATGATGAAGCTGATACTAATGGTCAAACTGCATTATCAGTTGGTTCATCTGTAACATTAAACTTTGCACCTGAAGGAACAGCTAGTGGCGATGTCAAACTAACTGGTACTGCTATAGTAACTGGTAAATCTATAACATCATCTTTTGATGGTTTAGTAGAATCTACTATTACTGTTCAAGGTACTGGTGGTTTAACAACTACTACTTACAGTTAATCATGAAAGCTATTGAGAGAGCTAAAACGCATTTTGCAGAGCAAGATGTAAAGGTGATTAAAGTGCCTGAATGGGGTGAAGAAGATAACCCTTTAGAAATTTACAGTAAGCCATTAACGCTTAGCGAAACTTCTAAACTCTATAAAATGAGTAAGAATGATGATCTTGCGATGATGGCTTATGTTCTTATCTACAAAGCACTTGATGAAAATGGAGATAAATTATTTACATTAGATGATAAAGGTTCTTTATTAAACAATGTAGATCAAGAAGTCTTAGTAAGAGTAGCAACTCAAATTATGGGACAAGAACCTATTGAGGATGTTAAAAAAAACTAATAGAGGATGTTAATTTATATTCGCAATATGCACTAGCTGAAAAACTAGGAAAGACTTTAGCGGAGTTACAACAAATTAGCATCCATGAATATCAAGGATGGATAGCATACTTTGAATTAGTAGAAGAAAGGCAAAGGAATAATGGCAAATAAAAAAATAAAGTTTGAATTAACTGCTGTAAATAAAACTAAAGCTGCTTTTGACAAAGTTAAAAATAGCTTAAAGTCTGTTGGTGGTGCTGCTGTTGGTGCTGCAAAACTTATTGGTGGTGTTGGACTAGCTGCTGTAGCTGCTGCTGGTGCTTTGGCTTTATTGGTTAAAAAATCATTTGACTATATTGATACTTTAGGCAAAACAGCATCAAGAACTGGTATTGCTACTGAAACATTACAGGCTTTTCAATTAGCTGCTATAGAATCAGGAACTACTGTAGAACAAACTCAAAAAGGTTTAGAAAAATTTGCAAGATCAATAGGTGATGCAGGAAGGGGTTTAAAAACACAAGCAGATATATTTAAAGACTTAGGAGTAAATATAAAAAATTCTGATGGTTCGCTTAAAAGTTTTGAAGAAATTTTAAAACAAACTGCTGATGGATTAGGTGTATTAGGCTCTGAAGCAGAAAGAGCAACAGTATTAGCTAATTTATTTGGTAGAGCTGGTATTCAATTTAGCGAAATATTTAGAAATGGATCAGAAGGCCTTGATGGTTTTATAGATAGAGCAAAAACTTTAGGTATTATTCTTGATGAACAAACTATAAGAAATGTTGAAAAATTTAATGATTCTGTTTCGGTAATTGGTCTACAGTTAGGTGCTGTAAAAAATCAAGTATTCGCTGCTTTTGTACCAGCTTTACAGGCAATCAGTACAGAGCTTAGTGATAACTTAACTAAAGCAAATGCTGCTAAAGGTGGTTTTCAAACATTAGGACAAAACATAGCTGTTAGTCTGTTGCAAGGTTTACAACAATTTACATTAGCTGTAGCTGGATTTTTTGATTCTATGTCTGCATTTACTACAAGTGTTGAGGGTGGTTTTTTAACAGTAAGAGAAGCTATGCTGAAAACAAGAAAGCATACTTTGGAAGTTAGACAATCTTTATTTGGATTATTTAATGACTTAGGAAAAGAAATTATTGATGTAAAAATTGAGTTAATGAAGGTCGGTGGTGAGTTATCTGCTTTAGCTGAGAAAGATATTGGATTTTTTACAGCTATGGCAGAAAAAATGAATCTTACTCTTGATCAAATGATAGAAAAGATTTTAGCTGGTGGAGAATCAATAACAACTCTTGGAGAAAATGGTCAATCAGGTCTAACAAATTTACTATCACCATTAGAAAGATTTAATCAACAACTTGGAGATGTAAAAATTAATTTAGAAAATACAGTTGTTTCTTCTATGAAAAAATTTGAAGATTCTATAATTGATGGACTTAAAAATGGTAAATTAGAATTTAAAGCATTTGCAGATTATGTTGTTGAACAACTTTTAAGAATTGCTATACAGCAAATGTTAATAAAACCTATTACAAGTAGATTTGAAACATTTTTTTCAGGTTTAAGTTTTGATGGTGGTGGTTATACAGGCATGGGAGCAAGAGCAGGTGGTATAGATGGTAAAGGTGGTTTTCCTGCAATACTACATCCAAATGAAACTGTTATAGATCATACTAAAGGACAAGGTATGGGAGCTACAGTTAATTTTAATATATCTACAATAGATGCAGCAGGTTTTGATGAACTGTTAGATTCAAGAAGAGGTTTAATAACTAGCATAATAAATAATGCTATGAACAATCAAGGTAAAATGGGAGTTGTATAATGTCAGGTGCTTTTCCAACAAATCCATTATTTAGAGCATTAAACTTTCAAGATAATAGACCAACACTTTTAAATCAAACACTATCAGGTAAAAAACAAGTTAGGCAAATAGGATCACAATACTTTTCATTTACAGCTTCTATGCCACCTATGCAACAAGAAAAGGCTATGGAAATATTTGCATTTCTACAAAAACAAAAAGGTTCTTTTGAAGATTTTACAATACAAGCACCATTAGATAATTTAGGTGCATCAAAAGGCGAAACAGATATTCTAGTTGCTGGTTCTCATACTGCTTCTGATGCTTCTATTGCACTTGATGGTTTTACTGCAAGTACAACTGGTGCTTTAAAAGCTGGTGATTTAATTAAGTTTGCAAATCATTCAAAAGTTTATATGGTTCAGAGTGATATTGATTCAGATGGATCAGGTGCATTAACTGTATTAATATCTCCAAATTTAGTAGCTGCTCTAGCAGATAATGAAGCTGTAACTGTAAATAAACCAAGTTTTACTGTATATCTTGAAAACAATGAATTAGTGTATTCAACAGATGCTAGTGGTTTATATACTATTTCATTTGATGTTAGAGAGGTTATCAGCTAATGCCTAGAAGTTTATCAACTGCTTTACAAACACAAGTATCATCAACAGCAACTAAAACAGCTTTTCTAGTTGAATTAAATTTATCATCTACTATTAGGCTTACTGATTATTATACTAATGTTGTTTATGATTCTAATACTTATGAAGCTGGTGGTTCATTTTTAGCTGTTGATATGACAACAGAATCAGGAAAACTAGAAGTTGATGAAGTGGCAATATCTTTTTCTAATATAACAGATCAAGTAAGGTCTTTAGTACAAACTGGTGCATTTACCGATAAGCAAGTAGAAATATATCTAGCATATTTTAATAATGATGAAACTCTTGTTGGTGCAATAAATTATTTTACTGGACAAATTAGAAACATATCTATTGAAGAAAACCTTAAAAGTTCAACACTTACTATGACTGTATCTTCTCATTGGTCAAATTGGAATTTAACGAAAGGTAGACATTTTACTGATGAATCTCAACAAGATTTTAGTTCAGGAGATAAGGGTATGGAATTTGCTGCACAAGTAAAAAAAGATGTTAGGTGGGGAATGTAATGGAAAGTTTTATATTTGATTTTGTTTTAGGATTCGGGCCGCTTCTTGCACCAATTAAAAAAACTTTTTTTCAAAAAATTGGAGCAGCTATAGCTTCTTTCTTTTCTAAAACATGGGTTAAGTGGACTATTGCAGCAGCAACTATTGGGGTTGGTGTTAAAGGATTTTTAGATGCAAAAGAAATGCTTGGTAGAGGACAAGACATACTAGCAAATAAAGTAGCTGCTGGTGGCAAGTTACCAGTTATATATGGATCACGCAGAGTTGGAACACAAATAATCTACATGGACACTAACTCAAATGATTCTAGGGATTTGTATGTTGTATATGCATTAGCAGTAGGTGAGTGCGAGGAAATTATAGGTAGAACTATAGAACTTGATGGCAACCCATTAACTGATTCTGCAAGATTTAGAGATGGTGGTTACATAGGAACTGATAAAATAAATTCAGGTAGTGGTTCTTTAAATACAGTATCACAAAATGGTACTGGTATAGATGCTGGTGCTGGTGCATTTGGAACTTCACCCACATCTAAGTATAGATATGTATTTAATTTACATCATGGAGCAGCTTCACAAACTGCTGATCCTATGCTTGTTGCTTCTATGTCTAATTGGACTTCAGCACATAGATTAGATGGTGTTTGTTATATAGCAGCACACTATGGTTATGATAAAGAGGGTATTTGGTCAGGTGTTCCACAATTAACAGTACAAGTAAAAGGTAAAAAGGTTTTTGATCCTAGAGATGGCAACCAAACATTTGGAACTGTATCAACTTATGAATGGTCAGATAATCCTGCATTATGTTTTTTAGATTACATTACAAATGATGAATATGGTAAGGGTTTACCAATAGCCAAAGTTAATACAACAACATTTTCAACTGCTGCTACTGTTGCTGATGGACTACAAGATAATCCATATTACAATGGTTCAGCTCAAACTATAAATTGGAGTGGAACATCAGGAGATAGTTTTATCACAATTCCATCAGGTCAAACTAATGCAGGTATAAGGTGGTGGCAAAATAAGGTTGGTGAAAATATAACACTTACAGATACAGCAGGAAATGTGGTTTTGAATAGTGTGCAAATTAAAGCAGTAGAAAGAAACAGATATTATAACTCCACAACAAGATTAATTATTTATATTAGTGGAACTCTAGGTGCAACCTATACAGAGCAAACAGGCACTATACTTTCAAAAATTAGGAGATTTCATTGTAATGGATATTTGGATGCAAATAATACTGTTATGGAAAATTCTAAAGAACTATTACAAAATATGCGAGGTATATTTACTTATATTGATGGTCTTTACGAATTACAAATTGAAGATACAGGTTCATCTACATTTAGTATTACTGATGAACATATTATATCTGATAGTGGTATAGCTGTTGACTATGGAAACAAAGATAGAAAAGCAAATAAAGTTATTGTTGAATTTTATAATGCAAATAAAAAATATGAATTAGATACAGTAACAGTTTTACATAGTGCTAATCCTTTTTATGCAGATGATAATGAAATATTAGAAATTAAAACAATGTTTCCTTATGTTACTGATCCTTATATTGCTCATAATATGGGTAAAGCAATTTTAACAAGAAGTAGAAATCAGATAGCACTTACTTTTTTAGGAACGCCTGAAATGTATAAGCTAAACATAGGTGATATTGTTGATTTAACTTATGCTGGTTTAGGCTTTTCAGGTAAAATTTGTAGAGTAGAAGCATTAGAATTGCAATCAAATGGTTTAGTTGCTGTAAGTTTAATTGAATATTTTGATGTATATACATGGGAAGTACCAGCACAAGAACCTTTAGAAGAACTTGCCGATCTTCCTTCTGCTTATGCTGTCAAAGCACCAACAGGTTTAGCATTTACTGATACGGATTCTAGCTCTACAGGTAGACCTTTTTTAGCTTGGAATGAGCCAACTGATTTTCCTAATTACCAATACAGAGTTAATGTTGTTGATGCTTCAGGCAATCAAGTTGTAAATAAAATAGTAGATGTAGAAAATGTAGATTTAAACTTTATAAAAAAAGCATCAAACTATGTTGCAAGTGTTTCATCACTTAATCCTTTAGGTTCTGAATCTTCACCAGCTTCATTAACATTTACAGTTGGCGAAGAACCTACGGGTACAGGTGATTTACAAGATGGTTCAGTTACAACAGTTAAAATTTTAGATGCTAATATTACTACTGCAAAAATTGCAGATGCACAAATAACAAATGCAAAAATTAATGATCTTAGTGCTGATAAAATTAATGCAGGAACAATAGCTACTGCAAGACTAAATGTTTCAGATATTATTAGTACAGGTAATATTATTGTAACTAATGACAACATATCTGATCTTACTAATGATTCTTCTTTTATTAATGGTGGTCAAGTCAATTCTAATGTAACTGCTATTAGTGGTGGTGCAATAACAACTGGTACTGTAGCAGCAGCTAGAATAGATGTATCAGGGATTATTAGTGCTGGTGGGATTATTGTTAGTTCTAATCTTACAGATGGATCAACAACAATATCAGGAACTAACATAACTACTGGTACTATAAATGCAAACAGGTTAAAGATTGATGATGTTACTATTGATACAGATGGTAGTGGTAATCTAATAATAAAATCAGGTGGTGTAGGTACAATACAAATAGCAGATGATGCTGTAACAGATGCAAAGGTAAATAATTTAAGTGCTAATAGTATTACAACTGATACTTTTGATTCTGCAAGAATTAATGTTGATACTCTAAATGTAAAACATTTTGCAAATGTTTCAGCAGACATAATAGCTCATACAGGATCAGGAGTTCCTTTATCAGTCTTTGGCTCTGCTTTTCAAAGAGGTTCAACAGACTTTACAACACAAACCACATCTACAGGTAACTTCTTACCTTTAGCAATAAGTAATGTAAGAAATAATGCAAAGTATCAAGCAATATTTACAGGTGTTCTTGGTGATAATACAGGTATTTTTGTAGAATATTCTGTTGATGGTGGTTCTACTTATGCACAAGCAGCAGGTGGCATACAAGATATAGACATGGATGCAGGTACATTTAGAACTTATGTTTTTGTTTATAGTGGCACGATAACAGGATTAGGTTCTAGTGCAACAACTACAAACTGGCGAGTAAGATTTGTAACAAAACATAGAAGCACATATTTAAGTTTATATGTGTTTATAGACAATACACAATAATGAAATATACAGATTACACAATATATAAAACAGCAACAGGAGATATTGTTTCTAATGGAACTACTAATTGTGAACTTAATGCATTAATACTTAACAATGATGAATCTATAATTGAGGGTGTTTATAAAATTGATAATTATAAAATTATAGATAATCA